GTTACACGGTGTTGCACTTGCTATGTTATGTATTAGTGGCTCTACACTTCCGATATGCCAACACCATCAGATAAGTCAAATTACACCCACATTGAAATACGTTGCGGTGGATTAATTGTTGCGTTCGGAACAGAAGCGGAATATCCAGATTTAGTTGATGATTTAGCGGCACGCACATTAAATATGTTTAAGGAAAGCGTTGCGGTTGCAAAAGAAAACAATATTGATATTACAAATATGCGGTTAATTACTGCCGATTATGGTGATGATTATGAAGAAGAAGAATAGTGTGCATAAACTGCGGAGATTGCGGTAAAGAACATTCATATGACCCTTTGCAGGGTGTTGATAATGTGGAAGATAATCCTTTAATCTAACCAAACTTTATATTCTGCGGTAACTCTGCCTTTAATTGGGTCAATAAAGTGCAAACGTTGTGATGGTATTGCGCTGGCGGCTAATAAATCTCTTGCATATCTATTATCGCTTTCAGTTGAACCTGTTTGATAAATACTGCCTAATCCATTAGCCATCGGCCAACAAGCGTGTGTATGGTAATGCCCCACATAAACATCTCTAAACTCCCACGGATAAGCACCTGACCGCCAACGATTTGCGTGTTGAACAATGGCAGTAGGTGAAGCAAATCCGTTTCTGCCGACTTCATCACCGTGTATTAATAAAGCCCGATAGTTACCAATTTCAACTCTTTGCACATCATCTGGACAATCTTGCCAAGTTAAACGTTTTTCATCTGATAATAACTGGCGTGCCAATTCGTAGCACATACGGTCAATATTATCGTTGCGTGGAACATCTGCGCGTTTGTTACCAATTCGCCCGTGATTACCCCACTCTGCAACAACTAATACGTTTTCATACATAGATAATGCTTTTCTAATTACATCTGTAATTAATCTTGATACCGTTACATATTGTTCAAATAACGTGGCATCAACTTCGTGCAGTTGCGCAGGATAGTTAAATAAACCTTCAACCATATCTCCACCAAATAGCACTACAACATCTTTAACTGGGTGGTCTGCTCTTTGTATCTCTGTAATCTTGTAAGCCTTATCAACAAACTCCATAACTCTTTTGCGCATAACTTCTGAGTTATATGTGGTTGTTTTCTTACTACCTTGCCAATCCGTCATATGCCATAGCGCAATTTCGGTAGATTTTTTACGTTTATCAATAACTGGTTGTGATACAGGTGTAATTGCGCCCATAGCAATAGTTGCATCTTTAGTGGCTTGTATAGTTGCATCAACTAATTCTTCTGTTCGGTTCTTTGCATCTTTTAGTTGTTTCTGTGTGCGCACTAACGCTTTACGTAATTCCACTACATCATCTGATTCAACACCTTCTGGTAAATCTGCAAAACGTTTTTCAAGACTCATTTGCTATCTCCATACCGTGTTGTGTGTAACCAGTTTTATCTAGCCAGTTATCTTCGTGTAACGGATTAGATACACAACGAATTGTTTTGCCAGCGTCATACATAAGCGCCACAATATGCGGTGGTATATCTTGAATTTTAAGTATTGCGCCCCACATACGCCCTATTGCTACAAAATTAACCTTTGCATCACCGTGTATTTCTTGTCTATTAGCAAGAATATTCTTTACTCTTTCGGACATCTACACATACCGTTTCTATGTGCCCGAATTGATTCATTACTGCTTTTAATACCTTCTGCTCTTAGTGCCATTATTACAATATTGGCAGAATAACCTTTAACCCACGCATCATCTAACGCTTTTTTGTTTTCAGCCGTTAAACTGTTATACATTATTTGATAAGCACAATATGTATCTGGTTTTGTTCTTTTAGCCGCGCTTTCCGCAATTCTGTCTGCTAATCCCATATATTTGCCTCTCTCGTTTACAGAAGCATACACGAAAATGCAAATACGTTCGTATTCACGAACCGTGTTTTAACCTTTACTTATGCGAGCGCAAGTGGCACATCTACGCCCACGTTGACCTTTTACATACTTAGTATTAATAGCAGTAAATTCGTGTCCGTTTTTACAATGGGTTCTGGCACTTCTTGCCTTAACTAGCAAACTTCTTTGAATATTATTTGATTGAGTTATTGCCTGTAAGTGTTTCGGATTAACACAACTAGGGTTTCGGCAAATATGGTCTATTACCAATCCTTGCGGAATAACACCGTGAAAATGCTGAAACGACCAGCGATGCGCAGTAACAGTTTTTCCATTTTCGTCAGTAAACAATCCATATCCACTTTTAAGTTTAGATGCACTCCATAACCAACACTCTCCGTTGATTACATATTTAGCCTTAAATCTGCCTTCTATATTCATATTAATACCTAATTGCTAGGCGGCTAACTTCCCCAATTAACCGCCTAGCAAAAAGCGTTATTTAGTTTTTTTCTTGCTCACAAGACCAAATTCTTTTTCAGCCTTGTCAGCCCACTTTATAGCAGGTGCGGCGATTGCGCCAATTAATACTGCATATTGTGGTTCCATATCAACGGCAAGTGCTAACGCAGTTGTAATTGCGCTCGCGGCAACGGCACGAAGATAGGATTTAATTATTGCTTTCTTTTTTGCATCTAGTTTCATTATTTTCCTTTTGGTCGGGCAACTGCCATTATTGTGGCATAGTTGCGTTTCTTCAAATAATAACCATCACCATTTGATTGACTACCTGCTTTACCGCTTGAAGTATTGCCTTCCCACACATACATATATTTCAATGTAGTGTTATGTCCCTTAACAATTCCCACGTGGTCTGGTTCTGCATCTGTATCAAATTGAAAGAAAACAATATCGTCTGCTTTTGCTTGACCAATAGGCACTAGCTGATTTTGCTTGGTTAAATAAGTTAGCCATTCTGCACAAGATGCAAACCCTTTTGGTTTTGATTTAGGCGCAACTTCGGTAATACGACCAGCATCAAAAAACATTTTAGATGCAGACATAGCGCACCACGGTTGATTATTTAATCCAAACCATTTGCCAAAAGTTGTATTGTTATTACCGCTTTCTGTGTAATTTTCAGATGTCTTACATAATTCTTGAACTGTTGCCATTATCTATCGCCTTCTTGTATATGTTGGTCAAATCTGCCTGTAAGTTTTGCAACATCTCTATCTATTCTGTCCACGCTATCTCTTAATGAAGTTCCGCCGTTACGGTGAAATTGACTTTCAATCCTAATTAACCTTATATCTTGTTCGCCTAATCTAACATCTAATTTGTTCCATATTTTATATGCGCCAAAAGGTAGCACTCCAATAATAGAAACAATCTGCGCAATGGTTAATGCGGTGTTTAAGTCAATGTTCATTTGCGCCCTTTCGGGTTATGTAGTAGTTGTTATATGTTACTTAATTATGCCACAAGCCAACCCTGAAAACCATTGTAATTTGTATCGCCGTATAAAGCAGTAGAACCTTGAATATATCTTACTGTTACAAAATCTCCTGCTGCTAAAACTATTGTTGCGTTCATATTATATGAAAGCCAGGTTGCGGCTATTTTATTGTCAATCCAAATTGCGCCTTCATAATTAAGATTATTTTTCAAAAACGCCATGCGCATATCTCCTGCATCTGCGTTTGCGTAAAGCCCGTGAGCGGTAAAATAATATGTTCCTGCTACGGGGGCAGTAAATCTGCCATTTGTATTGTCGTAAGCAGAACCAACATTGCGCTGCACATTATCAAATATACAATTATTGCCTGCTGTGCAAGGAGTAGCGGCGGAGTATAAAGCAGAAAATTGATACGCGTTTGCTGGTAGCGTTCTAACAACGCTTGTAGCATCAACCCACTCAAGTGTATTTGAGGTTGTATCAAGCCATATATCACCCTTGCGAGGGTTGGTTGGATTTGTAGCCACGTTTGGCGCAGTAAATCGTGTTGCGGTTTCAAGTTTGCGCAAACGATTAATAATGTCGTCAAACATATCTTTTAATGATGGCGGTATGTTTATGTATCCCATTTAATAACTACTTTGCGTTAGTGTCATTGTTACTCTTTCAGGACCATTTTCTCCTACTGTAACGTTATATGCAACAAGGCGGTAATAAGTGTCTAAACCTGTCGGAAAACGGTCATCTGTAATACGCACGCGAATATCATCTCCAATTTCATATGAACCTAAAATTGGGTCCACATATGTTGGAATTACCACCTTCATTGAAATAGGCGGTGTAGAAACTGTATTAACTTGACTTGTAGCCAAGTTAGATAAAAGAGTGCTATCTGTTATATCTGAATAATTTGCTTGGTCTTCTAATAACGGCCAACCTGCCGTAAGTTTTGTAGTATCTACACCAGTAGCAATTAATTTACCTTCATTACTTCCTGCGCCAAGTGCATAAATTGTATTAGCAATAATTGAAGCATCTTCTGGATACTGATATTCAATAATATTGCCAGAAGGCAAATCAACAATTGGTTGGTCTGAATTAGTTGCAGAATAAACTGTTCCGTAACGTGGATAACCTAAACGTAATTGTTTTGCAGGATTACCATTTGAATCGTAATAAGCCCAAATATTAAAATCAAAACCTTGTGCAGATTTAGATAAATCTTGAATTGCACTATAAACATTTTTATACTCATATGAATAATAAGTTCGACTAACTAACACACCTGATGTATTTGATGGAACTATTACACCAATATTGCCGTTAGTTGCGGTTTGTGCGTCATTAATTAACGTTTGAACAATAGTTAATTGGTCTATGTTATTAAATGCCTGTGTTGTAGTAATACGGCGGTGTTCAAAATAACTTTCAAATTCACGGGCTTGAATAGTTAATGTTTGACTTCCTGAATCATAATCACGCGACCAAATAATTCCGCCCCAAATTAATGAACCATCTCTATCTACATAAAGAGCCGTGCGAGCAGGTGTAGTGCCAGCACTTACGTTCATTTCATAAGCATTAACGCCCGACAAAAGCAAATGCCCAGTAAAAGTTCCAGCCGTATTTAATTGCTGAGTAAAATTAACTCCCGTTAAAGGTAGTTCAGCAATAATTACATTGCTTAAAAGGTCAGCAAATAAATAGCGATACTGCGCCATTTATTTACTTTACTTTAGGTCGGCTTTAGTATTTGGAAAAGGCTTGCTATGGTCAGCGTGATGTGCAATTACCGCTTTAGCAAACTTTTCCGCTTCTTTAGCATCAGTAAAAGAAGTGTTGTCAGGAAAGGTTGGTTGGTAAAGAAATGGTGCTTCTTCTCCATCATTCCAAACTCTTACTGCATTTGTATCTTTTTCTATTTCGTAGCGCATATTTGCCTCTCTTAGAGATTAGTTGTAGGTGGTGAGTAAATGCCAAATGAGGCTATTGCCTTAGTTGATACAGCAATAATACGAGATGCTGTTGTATTTTCATAAAAAGTGCCAGCAACATGAATATTATTTCCATAAGCCGCGTTTTGAAATACAGAGGTATAACCATATGCTTGATTTTTTTGAGCACTTGAAGTAATAAAATTTATACCATCTGTTGTGTAATACGCAACGTTAGTTGTTCCTCCTTGTGTTCCATAAAAAGCATTAGTTATTACTCCGTTACTACCAATCCATTGTGGACCATTACCAGGTCCAAATGCATTACCAATGCCTGTGGTTGGAAATGTTCTTCCAGTCCAAGTAATTCCATCGGGAGAAGTTGCATATACTGAAGAAGAAGCCCAAGCAAAATATAAACTTGCTGACGGTAAATATCTTACTCCCTGCCAAAACCCCGCCGAAGGTAAAGTTGAGGCAGTCCAAGCAGTTCCATTATTAGTTGAGTAAGCCGCTTTTGTAGTAGCAGTATTAATATCAGGTGATGAATCACAAGCCGCAACTGTTACTATTTTTGCAGTTGAACCATCGCTTGCAGCCCCATTCCAAGAAGCGACAGTAGGTAATGTTCCACCTGCGCCCCAAGTTAATCCATCAGTTGAAACTTGAGTGGATTGATAGGCAACAGTTTCAGCAGTTCCATATACGCTTCTTATTGTGCAATAGTTTGTTCCTGCGCCTTTAACTGGCATAGCATATGAACCATTGACGGAAAAAGTTCGAGCAGTCCAAGTAATACCGTCAGTTGAGGTTGCTAACTGACCTGCACCCGAAGTATTAGGTAGTGCAAAAAATAAAGAACCACTAAAAGTAACAAACTGAAAGTTAGCACTAGGTAACGTTCTTGAAGTCCAAGTAACTCCATCAGGACTTGAATATGCAGTAGCACCACCTGGCTGATTATAGGAAGGAATAAATACAAATAAATTGCTAGAACCGCCAAAAGCAATACTAGCGCGTTGAAATTTGTAATTAAAATCTTGAGAGTTCGCGGTATTTGTATAGGAAAATCCGCTAGAAGTATCTCTCCATTGAAATCCGGGTTGAATTCCCGTGCAAGATAAAGTATAAGAAGCCGCAGAAGTTTGGTTATTTATTCTTGATACTGTATTCGCGACTAATGCGTAACTATAAGAACCAATAGTTAAAGTTGAACTAAGTGTGGACATTGCCGCAAAAACACCAGCAGGAACAGTTACTGACCTGCTAATAACTCCATCTGCGTCAGTAATGATACTAAAATCATCAAGAGTTGCAGAAGTTACAGGTTGAAAACCATTATTAATTGCGCCACCTGATGTAGCAGGAATAACCGAAACAGCCATTTATTTACTCCTTAAACCAATTGAGTTCCTGATATATGAAAATTTATTGTAATTGCGCTTGCTCCGCCTGTAATTGTATTTGTCGTAGAAAGCACTTGTTTTAAGTCAATATAAATAGTTGAGTTAGCCGCAATTGCAGTTGTTGTGTTTATTGCAACTTGTGAACTTGATGGACCCATAGCAAGAGTAAAAGTTCCTGCGCTTGATGCGGTATTTGTTACCGCAATATTAGAAACAATTGTAGTTGTAGAAGCAGGAACGGTGTAAAGAACCGTTGTTGTAGTTAAACTTGCCGCGCCTCTAAATAAAACCGTAGGTGTTACAGCCATTTACATTGCTCCCATCAATAATTGCATAATAGTATCAGGTATTGACCCAATTGAGTTTGTTCCTGTTTGGTAAAGATTATTTGAAACTGTTAAATTTGCTACTGTGTATGAACCGCTAGAGTTAATACCTACTGAGGTGGTTGTAGCCACTCTTGTATCTGTGATATTAGCATTAATAATAGAAGTTGCGTTAGCCGCCACTGCAATAGTAGCCAAAGAAATTGAGTTTGCTGGAAGTGTTGGTGTTGTAGGAGAAACGTTTGGAACTCCTGCAATTACTTGAAAAGTAACGTTATTAGTTGAACCTGTGTAATAAGCATCATTAACGGTTGCACAAATCAAATCAATACGTGGCAAAGTCGGGCTTGATACAGTTAATGAAAGCGTAACCGCGCCGTCATTGTAAGCCATATACGCGCCCATATTTGTTTGAGTTGTTCCAATAATTACTGCATAACCAGCCGCAACAGAAACGGTCATAGCAGGAGTTACAGATTGAGTAACTGCTAAATCTGTGCTATTTACAATACCCGTGGTTTTCCATAGCGCTTGTGCTGATAAACGGTCATTTTCGGCAGGGTGAGAACCTTGTTGAAGCCAACTCGGTGGTGTGCGTAATGCCATTTTAACTCCTTTTAGATGTAAGCATTATAGTAGGAAACTACGGCACCAGCGCCAGCCGTAGTGCCTGTGGCGGTAAAATAAAATTGAGAAGTGCCTACTGGGGCGGCAAACCATTGACTTGTTCCAGTAATAAGATTTCGTGCAGGGTTTCCGTTAAGTGTTATAGTCCGATTTAATAAATTAATAACCACAATATCGGTATTTACCATTGAATAGTTTAATTGAATGGATTGTCCCGTGGTTAAGTTTCCTACTAATGGGTTTGTTGCTGGACCTGTAATTGTTATTGTTGGATAAGTTGTAGTTGTGCCTTGATTTACAACTAGCCCTGTATTGCCCTGTGTTCCACCGCCGTATGTAACGTTATATGTTCTGTTATATCCGCGCCCTAATGGAGTTTGAACAATAAGTGATGTGGTATTTGCACTATTATCATAATAACGAGGGTCAGGACAAAAAAATGAAACCGTTGATTTAATATAACCATATGTATATTCAGGGTCAATAGAAGTTGCATTTGCTCTAACGCGAGAATTAATAAATTGAAGAGTGCCAGCATTACTTAATTGAAATTGAAGCGGTGTAGTGCCAGTTTGTTGTGGTAATAAATTTGCTTGTAACAAATTGTAGTTATATTGAGCAGAAAAACCGTTACCTTCAAGAGTTAAAAGATTAACAGAAATATTTCTGCCGCCGTAAAAATCCCGACCAGAAAACATACCATCAAAATAGCCTCGGTTATCATCTTGATTTCTAATGCCCGGCAAACCTTCCAAACCTTCAACAGATGTAACTTGATAAACGCTATTTGCTCCACCAAATATAAAACCGTTAAATGCAAATGAATAATTATTAAGTGAAGTAACTGTTGGCACTAGAAACCCCTCCCTGCTGGAACGGTAATATTTGAACCTACATAATTTGGCATACCATTTTTAATTGCGCTTACAGTAGCATTAAGTGTGGCATTAGCATCAGGAGTTGTATTTGTAATATTTTGAGTTATATATACCGCAGGTGTTACGCCACCAACAGGCGGTGTTGTTGGTTTGGCAAGCGGAATAGGAATAATACTTCCATTACTACCGCCACTACCAGTATTTACTGGTGTAACATAACTTGAACCATATGAACTCATACTTGCCATAAGCGCAAGTAATTGTTGCATAGCCGCAGTTGTTGAAGCAATATAATTATTAATATTACCTAATTTATCCTTAAAATCTTTTTCAATAGACTTTAAAGCATCTGATAACTGTTTCTTTGCATTATCTTGTGCTTTAACAAATTCGTCAAATGATTCTTTTAACGCTTTGGCTAAATCTTTATTAACTTCTTCAATACTTTCTGCTAAATCTTGACGAATTGAAGCAATTGCTTCATCTCTTGTTTTTTCTAATTCGGTCATACTTTCGCTAAAGTTTTTATTTATCTCTACTTGAATTTCAGCAAATTTTTTGCTTTGTTCAACTAAAGCCTCTTTCAAATCATTTTGCGCTTGAATATAAGCAGACTTTAATTCGTCTGTTGCTAAAGTGCCATTACTACTCATAACAGAAGCAAGACCATTTAATGCGGTGTTTGAAGTATTTTCCAAATCAGCATATGTAGTCTGTAATTGTTTAATTGTTTCAGGTGTTGCATTTTTAAGGCTTTCTGCAAGTTTGTTACCAACTTCGGGTCCTTGTGATACAACTTGTTCAATAAAGGTTTGAGAGAAACCCATTGCCTGTAAGCGAGCCGCATTAGCCGCTAATTCTTTAGCGCCAGCCAATTTATCTTGCAAAGATTTTAATAAATTATCTGCACTTGCAGAACCTGCTTCTGAAAGTCCTTTGAATATATCTCCAACGTTAAATGAAGTGCCTTGTGAAAAAGCGTTACGCAAACGGTCAATAGATTGTTGAATAATGCTCTGTAATCTTTCTTGACCTGATTTTGTTATTTCGGCAATCTTATTTTGATTATCTAATGTCGCTTTTGCCAAATCTTCTGAGTGCTTTTTATTCAAATCTCCCATTGAGTCATTAAAACGCTTTTGCGCTTCCGCTATTTTTTTATTAGCATCTGAACGCAACTTTGCAATTTTTTCAGCAGCATCTTCATTTAATTTGAATACTTTTTCGTCATAGTCTGTTTGCAAACTTTGCATTTTATCGTCAAAAGTTTCTTTTGCAGAAATGACTTTATCGTTCAAATCTTTAACAATTTTCATGTAACCTTCATTTGCTTTTGTAACTTCTTCTTGCGCTTTCTTTTGTTCAGGAGTTAAACCTTTACCACCTTTACCATTTTTAACAACCTTATTGCCAAAATCTACTTCGGGTGTTTCTAATAATTTAATTTTAATTGGCTTATTAAATCTATCTAAACCATCGGCAAGATTCTTTGCTTTTGCTGCCGCTTTATCTGCAAAATCGCTAACTCCGTCAAGCCCTTTATTCAAAATATCTAAACCTGATTTGGCATACTTACCAACACCAGGCAAATGAGATAAGGCAGTTAAGAATAATTTCATAGGAGTTAGCAAAAATTTCAAATATGCTTCGCCAACTTGACCAATCATGGGAATAATTGAAGCAAACCCGTATAGTGCCGCTTTTGCCATAGCAATTACACCCTTACGGAAGGTATCTGATTTATTCCACAAAATTACAAGCACACCAATAAGGGCTACAACTGCCATTACAACAAGACCAATTGGATTAATTGCCATAGCACCGTTAAGAGCAATCTGTTGTCCTGTAAGTAATGCAGTAGCAGTTTTAGCCACGCCTTGAACAAACGCATATGTTTTTGTTGCGGCAGTTATTACTTTAAGTGTTAGTGCGTAAGATGCTAAGGCAACTGTAACGGTTAAAACAATACCGCCAAAGATTTGAAATGCGGTTGAGTTACGTTTTACAAATTCAATACCTTGATTAATTTTTTCAAATAAAGATTTAAGATAAGGAATTAACACAGTTCCTACTGCCTGTGCCGCGTTATTAAATCGTTCTTTAAGAATTTGCATTTGAACTGCAAGCGTTTCTGTTGCCTTTTGTGCTTGACCGCTTAACTTTTCTTTTAACTCTTGCATTGCTTTTGAAGTTGCTTCCGCTTTAGGTAAAGTTGTATCTAATTCAATCCCAAATTGCTTAAATACTTTACCTGCGCCCATATTTGCTCTTACAAGCATTTGAGATGCGGCTTCTAAACTAATTGTTTTAGCACGTGCCAAATCAGCTGACATTGCTAATAATTCTTTAGATTTTGCCAAATCACCAGTTGATTGAATTAAAACTTGCATACTTGATGCGGCTTCTTCATCATCAAAACCAAGTTTTACAAAACTTGAAGAAAGTTCGTCAATTTCTTTTCTAGTTGCCGCCGTATTTAATCCTTGTGCGGCTAATGTGGCATTTAATTTGGTCATAATAACTTCGGCGTCCATTGCCTCTTTAATACCAAGAGCCGCAAAACCAGCAAATGCCGCACCCATAGCCAATAAACCAGCAGTAGCAATACGGCTTGCTTTATCTATACCAGCAATTGAACCGCCAGCCTTTAAGGACTTATCTTCCATTTTGCCTAGTTCATTATTAACTTGCTTAAATTCTGCAATAGCCTTATCAGCAACCGCTTTAATCTCAAATATTGCTGGTGGTAAAAATGCCATTATTTGACCACCTGACCGATATGTTTAGCAATAATTACAGGAGCAACTGCGCGAAACTTCATAAACGCTGGTTTCATATAAGGAAATCCAGCCATAGCAGAAGTTCCTCTCCAAGAATTAGGCGCCCATTGTCCACCTAATTCTACGGCGCGCCCGTAAATGATTGTTGGTCCTACAATAGCAGAATAACTGGCAAAACCTTTGCGAAACTTCTCGCCACGTATGGAACGGCGTAAATTACCCGTGCGGTTCATAGGTGGTTGTCCAGATGTAGCCTTATCCCAAACACCGCCAGATTTACCACGTCTGCCTTCAATTTGTTCTTTGGATAACTGAATTAGTGTAAGCATCATTTCATCACGCGCTGCCATTGCGCCTTTATCCATATTAGCGCCAGCCTTTTCTAATGCACTACGCACTAATTTAAGATTTGACGTTATCACTTTCTACCTGTTTCACTAATCCAGAAATGGAAATTATCCAATCTATTAAACCTGCTGGTTGTTCATCTACCTCTTGTGGTGTCCACCCAAATTCTTTTGCACATACATAGTAAAACCACTCTGTATCTGGATATGAAAAGGCTTCGTGGCGTTCACCACCTTCAAGTAACCATCTTAATCTTTGGACTCTACGAAAGGGCTTTCGGCATCCTTTTCATTTTCAGGCGTATCTGCTAATGCAGGAAATAAAATCTTTTGCGCATCTTTGCTTTGTTCTACAAGTGCATCGTAATCAGCCATTTCCATTTCATCAATAGACTCAATACGAATTGAAGGAATTATTAAGTCAAGTGTCCAATCTTTAATCAAAACAGAAATTAAACCATCTGTTAAAGATAGGGCTTGCATAATTCCTTCATCTGCTTTTCCTGCATTTGCGTAAATCTTTTTACGGTCTTTAACACGCAAATCAGCAGGGTTGCGTAGTGTTACTTTTGCACCACTCGGTAATGTAATTGTTTTTTCAGCCATTTTGTTTCCTTCCAATCGGTTGTTTGCCTTCCTACATTGTATTACAAAAAGGTGCTAGAGGGTGGGAGCAGGGAAGGCGACTGCTACAACCAACCCTCTAGCACTATTGTTCTGTTACCTATTAGATATAAGTTCCAGAAGCCTTTGCGTTTTGTAGAACCCACTTGATAGGAGCAAAACCACCAGAAGCACCTGCATCTGTGGAGTTACCAAGACCGTTAAGTGAAATGTTAATTTTTACAAAATCATCTCCACGGTCATAAGCGGCGGCAGTATAAGCACCCTTAGTAATGGTTGCTTGAATTTGAATTGCAGCAGCCGCCGCACCATAAGCCCAGTTAAGAACAATGGCAGGTTGTGTGTTTGTTAGATAGCGTGTTAATTCTGTATCCGCTTCCATAATAAACTCAATATCACCTGTAACATCAAGCGCACCAACAAATATGCTATATGGGTCTTGTGTTTGTGAGATACCATAAATTGGTGTAACTGGTCGCTTCATAGCAATTGAACCTGTCATACCATTTGTGATAGGAGTTCCACCGATACTTACAGTTCCTTGCCAAACTGGTGTTGGCAAAACTGTGCTAAATGATGGTGTTGGTGCAGTAGTTGTTGCAGATAAATTACCTGTAGATTTTGCATCAAATTCCAACATACCATCTGCGCTAAACTTTAGCGTTACATCGTGGAATTGTTGTGCCGCATAAGTGCGAACGGCAGCAGCATAGAAATCTGTAAGTGTGTAAGAAAGTGGTTGAACATCAGTAGATGCCGCAAGGCTATTCTTTAATGAGATTGTGTGTGTGTATGGAGCAGATGCGCCAGTTGTGGCGCAAGCACCCATAATACCTGTAAGTGCATAACCAATACCATCAGCAAATACGGCGCCACCTAAATCAAATGTGGAACGTGTGCGACCAGGAATATAGTTGTAATTTTCAACCATAGCACCGCGTAGTCCTTGGTCATACAATGGGTCAATAACATTTACTGGTTTTACAGTATCTTTATTGACGAGAAGGT